TAGTATCTGTTCTATGCTTAATTTTAACGAGCTTGGACACGATATCTTTAGACGTTGGTACGTAGATGGTAGAATCTATCATCACCTTGTTGTTGATGAATCAAACCTGAAAAAAGGCATTGTAGACATTCGTCCGATTGATGCTGCTCGTATTCGTAAAGTCAAACAAGTTAAAAAGAAAAAAGATCCAGCAACTGGAGCAGATCTAATTGAAAAAGTAGATGAATATTTTATCTACCAAGACAAACCAGGTGCTCAGAATTCTGGTGTAAAACTTTCTCTTGATTCAGTTTCTTATATTACTTCTGGTCTCCTTGATGAGACACGGCGTAAAGTATTATCGTATCTTCATAAAGCATTAAAGCCAATTAATCAATTACGGATGATGGAAGACTCTTTGGTCATCTATCGTTTGGCTCGTGCTCCAGAGCGTCGTATCTTCTATATTGATGTTGGTAACTTACCACGTGGTAAAGCCGAACAATATATGAAAGATATCATGACTCGTTATCGCAATAAACTTGTCTATGATGCGACTTCTGGTGAAATCAAAGATGATCGTAAACATCAATCATTACTTGAAGATTTCTGGCTTCCACGCCGTGAAGGTGGTCGTGGTACTGAAATCTCAACTCTCCCAGGTGGTGACAACCTAGGTCAGATTGATGATATTCTTTATTTTCAAAAGAAACTTTATCGCGCTCTGAATGTTCCAATTAATCGTTTAGAACAAGAAGCACAATTTAGTCTTGGCAGATCAAGCGAGATCTCTCGAGACGAACTAAAATTCCAGAAGTTTATTGATAGACTTCGTGCTCGGTTTGCTCACTTGTTTATGGGTATTCTGAAAACACAACTTGTTCTTAAAGGCATTGTAACTGACCAAGATTGGGTTGACATGAAAGAAGATATTCTTATCGACTTCATGAGAGATAACCACTTTACAGAATTAAAAGAAACAGAGATTCTAAGAGAAAGAATCCAAACACTAGATCAAATGTCCAATTATATTGGTGAGTACTTCACCAAAGAATGGGTAATGAAGAACGTATTAATGTTCTCTGATGATGATATTGAACAACTTGCAAAACAGGCTGGAGAAGAAGAACAGCCACAAGGAGATGAAGAATGAGTGAAGTTGATTACGAAGAAGCCGCGGCACAAGAACCTGAAGTGGAAGAAAACCCACTCGCAGCTCTTGTAGACGCAGCTCTCGCAAAAGATTATAATAAAGCCAACGAACTTTTTGGTCAGGCTATTTCAGTTAAACTGGATGATGTAATGGACCAAGAACGTATTAAAATAGCTGGCCAAATCTACAATGGAGAAGAGGAAGAAGATGTCGAAGATCCTGATGATTCCGAAGATGATTCTGAAGTGGAAGATACTGAAGCTGAAGATGATGTGGATGATGCTGAAGACGATGACGAAGAAAATTCTTCTGAGTAGAAAATAATAAAGTTATAAATATATAAGAATGTAAAAAAGGCTTGGTAGTAAAATGAAACTTATTTCAGAATTTACAGATACACAGCTTGGTTACTCTGTAATTACCGAAGAAAAAAGCGGTAAGAAAAAGTATGTAATCGAGGGTATATTTGCTCAAGCCGAACAAAAGAATCGTAATGGTCGGGTGTATCCTCGTTCTGTTATGGAATCTGCTGTCGGCAAATACAACGACGTTCAGGTTTCAAAAGGACGAGCAGTTGGTGAACTGAATCACCCTGAAGGACCGACCGTTAATTTAGATAAGGTTTCTCATAAGATCGAATCTCTCCAATGGGAAGGAAACGATGTTATGGGCAAAGCCACAGTATTGGATACTCCAATGGGACAGATTGTTCAAGGTCTACTCGATGGTGGTGTTCAACTGGGCGTTTCGACTCGTGGTATGGGAAGCTTGATGCAACAAAATGGCGCAATGTACGTCAAAGACGACTTTATTCTTAATGCGATTGATATCGTACAAGATCCATCCGCACCGTCTGCATTTGTTAATGGAGTTATGGAAGGTGTAGATTGGGTTTGGAATAACGGCATTTTGGAACCACAAGCAATTGAAAAAATGGAGACTGAAATCAAAAAGGCTCCACGTGCTGATCTCTATGAGACTCAGGTTCGTGAGTTTAAGAATTTCCTCTCGTTACTCAAAAACTAGATAGAATAGGGAGTCAATTTAATGACTGATCAAAATCAAATCGATCAAGATGTTGAACTCCATGATGACGAGAATGTCATGGAAATGTCTGATCACGAAGCTCAGTCAGTCGCAAGTGCTGATAAAGCCGCTGACGCTTCTGGTTCCGCACCAAAGCGTAAAGGTGATAACGCAACTCAAGATCCAATGCCTAAAACCAAAGGTGCCCTTATGGCAGCTATGATGCACAAGATGCAAGGCATGAATAAACAGCAGCTTCAAGCTATGTATAGCATGAAGCATGAATCTGTTGACGAAGACGGTGAAGCAATCGCCGAAGCTCCAAAGGTAGAAATATCTTATGAAGCAGACTTCGAAGAAGATCTCAATGCGTTGGTTGCCGAAGAGGCTACTCTTTCAGACGAATTCAAAGGCAAGGCTGCTACAATTTTTGAAGCTGCTATTAAGTCTAAACTTGCTGCTGAAATCGATCGTTTGGAAGAAAAGTACAACGAAGAACTGGCTGAAGAAGTCGCAACAACTAAAGCTGATCTGGTAGAAAAGGTAGATTCCTATCTTAACTACGTTGTAGAACAGTGGATGGAAGACAACAAGGTGGCTGTACAAGCTGGCCTTCGTACTGAGATCGCCGAGAAATTCATGAACAGTCTGAAAGATCTGTTCGTTGAATCATACATCGACGTGCCTGAGTCAAAGGTTGACCTGGTTGACGAACTTGCTGCTGAAGTTGATGAGCTCGAAGCTCAACTGAATACTTCAACTGGCAAGATCATCGAAATGACTGAAGAACTGGAAAGCTTTAAGCGTGACGCGGTTATCCGTGAAGCGTCTAAGGACCTTGCAGAAACTCAAGTCGAAAAACTTAAGTCTCTCGTAGCAGATATCGACTTTAACGAAAGCTTTGCTGATAAAGTCGCTACTGTAAAAGAGTCTTATTTCAAAAATCCGGCACAAGCTGAAACCGTAACAGAAGAAGATGATACTTTCGAAGTTGAAACTTCCGACATTATGGGTCAGTACCTTAATGCCATTAAAAAGCAAAATAAATCCTAAGGGAGTCCTAAAATGCAATCATACGATCATCTCGTAGAAAAATGGGCGCCGGTGCTGAACGAAGAATCTGCCGGTTCCATTAAAGACGCTCACCGGAAAGCTGTTACTGCAGCTGTTCTGGAAAACCAAGAGCGTGCCCTCAAAGAAGAAGGCATGCTTCAAGAAACAACTGTAACTGGTAACTCTGCTAACTGGAACCCAGTTTTGATCGCACTCGTACGTCGTGCGATGCCTAACCTCGTTGCTTATGACATCTGTGGCGTTCAGCCAATGTCAGGTCCAACTGGTCTGATCTTCGCAATGAAGTCAACCTTCCAGAAGACCAAAGCTGGTGTATCAAATGGCGACGAAGCTCTGTTCAACGAAGCTCCAGTCGGTTACTCAGGTGACTCATCCGTAACTGGTAACGGTTCGCTTGGTCCATCTGGTTTGGCTGGTACTCTTGACGGTGACAATGACTCAACAATCATTGACTCCGAAGCAACTCACGTACCATATGCTGGTGACACATACACCGCTGCTGAAGGCGAAGTACTTGGTGGTTCAGGTCAAGAAGAACTGGCTCCAATGGGCTTCACCATCGAGAAGGCAACTGTTACTGCTAGGACACGTGCTCTTCGCGCTAACTACACCCTCGAACTGGCACAAGACCTGAAAGCTATTCATGGTTTGGACGCTGAGACTGAATTGGCAAACATCTTGTCAACTGAAATCTTGGCTGAAATCAACCGTGAAGTTGTACGGACAATCAACCGTCAAGCTAAAATCGGTTCTCGCCAGACTTCAAACCAGACACTTGGTATCTTTGACTTGTCAACCGATGCCGATGGTCGCTGGTCTGTTGAAAAGTACAAAGGTCTGATCATGCAGATCGAGCGTGAAGCTAACGTAATTGCTAAAGAAACACGTCGCGGTAAAGGTAACTTTATCCTGTGTTCTTCAGACGTAGCTGCTGCTCTGAACGCTGCTGGCATGTTGGACTACACTCCAGCTCTGTCTGCTAGCCTGAACGTAGACGATACCGGCAACACCTTCGCTGGTACTCTGAACGGTCGGATTAAGGTCTACATCGATCCTTACTCAGCACGCGATTATGTCAACGTCGGTTATAAGGGTACAAACCCATACGACGCCGGTCTCTTCTATTGCCCATACGTTCCTTTGACAATGGTCAAAGCCGTTGGTGAAGAAGACTTCCAGCCTCGGATCGGCTTCAAGACTCGTTATGGCATGGTATCCAACCCATTCGTTGGTGCTACTCCATCAAACGGTCTTGCTTCAGATCGCACAAACCAGTACTATCGTATCAGTGCTGTTAACAACCTGCTCACATAATAGAAGCAGAATTAAAGACTATCTGGGGCGGCTTCGGCCGCCCCTTTCTTTTGAGTATAAATAGATCAAAAGGAATGTAATATGGCAACACTTACTACAAACATTAATTACTTACAGCCTACGGGCTATAAGTTGGTATTGGATAGAGAGAACTATCCTGACCTTGAATTTTTTGCTCAATCTGTCATGCATCCAGAAATGATGTTGAATCCATCAGAAATGCCATTTAGAAAGATTGCAAGAGTAGCAATTGCAGGTGGTACTATTGATTATGGAGAATTATCCGTTAATATTATTATTGATGAAGACATGAAGGCTTATACAGAAATGCACGATTGGATGAGACGCTTAGTTGATAATAATCTCAAAGGTCCGCTTGATCGTGACGACTCAACAGTACCATCAACGTGTGATATTACCTTATCAGTACTCAATAGTAATAACAACGTAGTAAAACAAATTCGCTATTTAGAAGCAGTACCTTCTGTTCTTGGTAGTATCTCATTTGAAGCAACATCTTCTGGAGTTGAGTTTCTTACTTGCCAAATGAGCTTTAGATTTAGTATTTTTGAACTTGTATAGATAATTCTATATGATGGAGTTTTATAATGATTGACTTGAAAGAAGTCCTCGCCAGCTGGGCAGAGGATAGTAAAATTAGTATTCATCTTGATGAAGATTCTCGAAACACACCTCTCTTACATGCGAAATATCTTGATCTCTTATCAAATGCTAAATTGCTTTTGAAGCGAGCTGAGTTTCAACAAAAAACTTTGCTTAAACAAAAGTGGGAATGGTACAATGGTAAGATGAGTCAAGAAGATATTATTGAACTTGGTTGGGATCCCGATCCTTTCAATGGATTAAAGATTATGAAAGGTGATATGGATTATTATTACGATGCAGATCCTGAAATTCAGAAGTCAGAAGAAAAAATTCAATATTATAAGACAGTAGTTGAAACACTTACAGAAATTGTATCTAACTTAAATTGGCGTCATCAAACAATTAGTAATATTATTAAATGGAAGCAATTCGAATCAGGAAACTAAATCACGCTAATCTTCATATTAGTTGTGATTATGGACAAGCTGAGGAGCTCAACGAATTCTTTTCGTTCTTTGTTCCGGGCTATAAATTCATGCCAGCTTTCAAAAGGAGAGTTTGGGATGGAAAAATACGTCTATTCGATAAACGAATTGGTGAATTACCAGCCGGTTTGATATATCATCTTGTCCAGTTCTTAGAATCACGTGGTTATAACTACGAGCCAGTTCGTACGTTATATGGTATGCCATACTCAGAAGATAAGATTGATGCAAAAGAATTAGCTCAATTTATTTCGAAACTGAACCTTCCACATACAATGCGTGATTATCAATTCCTTGCCGTAATTGAAGGATTGAAACGTCAAAGAGGTGTACTTCTTTCTCCGACTGGATCTGGTAAATCGCTTATCATCTATGTGCTATTATCATATTACTTAGGGCGTTTAAGAGGTGCAAGTGATAAAAAGGTATTAGTTATCGTACCAACAACTTCTCTTGTTGAACAGATGACAAATGATTTTGAAGAATATAATATGCCAAAAGGGTTGGCTCATAAGATCTATTCTGGTAAAGATAAAGATACAAACGCGCCAATTATTGTGTCAACTTGGCAATCAATCTATAAACTTCCAAAAGCTTGGTTCGAACAGTTTGGTATGATTATTGGTGATGAATGTCATGGGTTCAAATCTAAATCTCTTATGCAGATTATGAATAAAGCTACCGAAGCACCATATAGATATGGAACTACCGGTACACTCGATGGAACTCAAACTCACGAGCTAGTACTCCAAGGCTTATTTGGTAAGATATATAAAGTTACGACTACGAAAAAGCTACAAGACAGTGATACACTTGCTCAATTAAATATCAATAGAATTGTTCTTGACTATTCAACCAAAGCGAAAAAAGAGTTTGGAAAGAGAACATACCAAGAAGAAATTGAGTATATTGTATCACAAGATAAGAGAAATAAGTTTATTACTAACTTAGCTCTAGACCAAAAAGGAAATACGCTTGTTTTGTTTAATTATGTTGAGAAGCACGGTGTACCACTTTTCAAAATGATTCAAGACAAAGCAGATGAAAATCGTAAAGTCTTTTATGTATCTGGAAATGTACAGACTTCAGATCGAGAAGCAATCAGAGGAATCGTAGAGAAACAAAAGAATGCTATCATTGTTGCTAGTCTTGGTACTTTTTCTACCGGTATTAATATTCGGAATCTCCATAACATTGTATTTGCATCGCCTTCTAAATCCCAAATCAGAGTATTACAATCGATTGGGCGAGGATTAAGAAAATCAGATAATGATGAAGCAACCACTCTTTACGACATTATAGATAATATTAGTACCGAAAATAATGTCAACTTCGCGTGGTTACATTCTCAGGAAAGGTTGAAAATATATCAACGTGAACAATTTAACCATAAAACCTACAGAGTAGCGCTATGACTTATAAACAAATCAAACTCGTAAATGGAGACGAATTTATCGCTAATGTCTTAGATGTACAAGAAGAAGAAGGCGTTATGATTATGTCCGAAGCACTCAGAATTGTTGAAGTCGAAAATATCGAAGAAGGTGTTAGTTATTTTGCTCTTCGGCCACTCATGTCTTTTACTGATGAAATTGATAAACTTCATATCATTAATACAGCACATGTCAGTGTTGAAACGTTTCCGTCAGATCAAATTTTGAATCATTATAAATCTACTATTGCTAAAATGAAAAAGATTTTTGAGTTTGGTAAGACTATGGAAGATCTCGAAGAATTTGATGAAGAAGAATACGAGAAGTTCATGAAAAATATTGACAGCGATGACGAACCGATTGCTGGTGGTAATGTACTTAAATTTAAGCCGAAAGGAACGTTCCATTGAGTTTTTTAGTTCATCCACTACCACCAGTTAATGTATTTGTTCGTAAAGA